ATTTGTAATAGAGAAGCCATGCGTAATATTGCTAAGCGTGCTAATAGAAATCCAGATTTTGATTTTGGTACTAATCCATGTTCTGAGATTATCCTAAGACCAAATCAATTCTGCAATCTATCAACAATTGCTGTGCGTCCTGAGGATCAAGGCCCACAACTAATTGAGAAGATTCGCTTAGCAACAATCCTAGGTACTCTTCAAAGTGCTTTAACTAATTTTACTTACTTTGCTACTAACAATGACTCTTCCTTTAAGAATAATTGTGAGGAAGAACGTCTATTGGGAGTATCTATGACTGGTATCTTTGACAACAATCTAACTAATGGTGGTCAGGGTCCAGAAGAATTACAGAAGTTACTAGGAGCATTACGATTTGTTGCTAGAAAAGTTAATGAGAAGTGGGCTGAATATCTTAATATCAATCCATCCAAGTCTATTACCTGTATTAAGCCAGAAGGTACAACTAGTTGCGTTGCTGGTACTGCCTCTGGACTTCATCCACGTTACAGTAAGTTTTACATTAGACGAATTAGAATGGATAAGAATTCACCTATGGCAAAGTTCATGATTGATTCAGGTATTCCAAGTGAAACTTGTATCATGAAGCCAGAACAAACTCTTATCTTTTCATTCCCAATTAAGGCTGACTTTGGCATTACTGAAGAACAGATCAATGCCATTGGTCATCTTAATCTTTGGCTTGCATATCAAGTTTGGTATTGCGATCATAAGCCAAGCATTACTGTAAGCTATACTGATATGGATTTCTTACATATTGGTGGTTGGTTGTGGAAGCATTGGGAAATGGTTTCTGGAATTTCTTTCTTACCGAAGGATAACCATGTATATCAGCAAGCACCATTTGAAGCCATTACTGAAGAACAGTATAATAAACTCAATGATGCTATGCCAACCAATGTTGATTTTAGTCTTCTTTCGAATTATGAATTAGAAGATGGTACTACAAATGCTCGTGCTCTTGCGTGTACAGCAAACGGTTGCGAGATAACCTAAGGAGTATACTATGTCCACTATGTATGTTGAATCAGAATACGATATGGATCAGGCGTTAGCCGAGACTATGAAATTAGTAAAGCTAAAGAACTGTACATTGAATGTTGGATTCAATAACATGAACATGGTGAGTATATTTCTAGACAATCTAAAGCAAGAACTTATTGAGCAAAAGATTGAACCAGATCAAAAAGATTTTCATCTAAATATAATGGTAAAGACTAATGAACAAACTTGAAATTTTACTAAAGAAGTGGAAGGAGGGGTCCATCAAGGACCCCAACCTTTCCCTTTGTTTATCTTACATTAATGGAATTAAACTGGAAAAACTAAATGAAAGACAACCTACAGATATCGAAGGATCTAATCCAGTATCTGGAGAAGACTATAACACTAAACCCAAGCGATCTAAAAGCAAAGGACTATGACCGAGGCTTTAAGGCTGGTCAACTTGAAGTAGTTGCTAAACTAAAAGTTCTTTGGGAGCAACAAGAAAGGAAGAACGGTTATGCCTAAAAAGGGTGGTGGTTCACAACGAATGGACTATGCAGGAATGCTTAGACAACAGGAAGAGTTAATGAATAGACAAATGTCTATGCAACAACAATATCAAAGAGAAGCTGAAGATCGTTTTAAAGCTGAGCAAGATCGGCAAAGACAAATAGAATATCTACGCCGACAGGAACTTGCAGACACTAAAGAGAAACAAAGAGTTACCCAAGAACGACAAGAAGCTTCTTTATTTAGAGAGATGACAGGCCAATCTAAACAAGAATCAAGTGATTTTGGTGGTGGCTTTAATCTTGATATGCCAACCATAGAAAGACCAGATTACGAACGAGAAGATCGTCCAGTATAAGGAGAGACAATGAATTCTGAAAAGACTATTAAAGATAGATGGTGGGTTCTCAATGCTAAGAGAGAAACCAAATTAAATAAATCAAGGGCATGTTCGGCACTTACTGTTCCAACATTATTGCCATATCAATCTCTATCTGGAGAGGATAATCTTTTTCAGACATATTCATCTGTTCAATCTAGGGGTGTTACTTCTTTAGCCAGTAAGATCCTAAGTGTATTGATTCCTTTAAACGATACTCCATTCTTTTCTTTTGGTCTTAAGAATGGTAGAGAACCAACTCCAGAAATCAATGAATACTTGAATAAACTCTCCTTTCAGGTATATCATAAACTGATCTCTAATAATCTTAGAGAAGTTTCCTATCTTGCAATGCAACATCTTATTGTTGTTGGTGACGTGTTGATTGTAATGGAAAACGATTATTCGTTCCGTGTCATTCGTCTTGATCAGTTTGTTGTACGTCGAGATGTAAATGGTTCAATCAAGGAGTTTATCTATCTTGATTATATTTCTCCAAGCAACGAGGAGCCAGCTAGTGCCTATGATTTCTTATCGGGTGAAGAAAAACAAGCAGGTTATAAAACAGTATATATCCGTGTTGCCCAAACCCAAGAAGGATCTTGGGAAGTTGAAAAAGAATTGGAAGGAGAAATTATTGACAGAGGATTCTATACTGTTCTTCCTTATGTTATTTTGCGTTGGGCTAGCGTTGCTGGTGAGGATTATGGTAGATCCCATGTTGAGGATATTTACTCAGATATTCGGACACTAGAATCATACAGTCGTGCTATGATTCAAGGAATGGCAGCTGGTTCTACTTTCTTTATGGGTGTTGATCCAGCTGGTATTACTGAAATTGATGATCTTTCTGGAGCTACTAATGGTCAGTGGGTTGGTGCTAGAAAGCAAGATGTATTTGTTATTACTCCAGGCGAAACAATTAATCCACAACTCCAAGCATGTGCTTCTGCTGTAGACAATATGAGAAAAGAAGTAGGACAAGGATTCCTATTACAAACAGCAGCAATGCCTACTGGAGATCGAGTCACTGCAACCGCAATTAGAGCGGTTGGTAATGAACTAGAAACAATCTTAGGTGGTACATTCTCTGCTATTGCTAGAGACTTTATGGTTCCGATTATTCGTAGAACCATTTATCTAATGATTGAGAAAAACGAAATTGATCAACGAATGGCCGATCAGTTTGATGAAGAAAATGGAATCTTAAATATTGAAATTCTTACAGGTCTTCAGTCCCTTAGTCGTGAATCAGACATCACCAAGTTGCTCCAGATGGGTGAAATGGTTCGCAATCTTCCACCAGAAGCTGCTTCTTCTTTTAAGTGGGAGTCTTATGCTAGAGCCCTGATCACGGCTATGGGATTTGATGCCAACAACTGGGTACGAAGTGCTGAAGAAATCAAGCAAGAAAAGATGGAAATGGCTAAGCAACAACAACAAATGGAAATGCAGAAGATGTTTGCAGGAGCCGCTGCTCAGGCTATGGGTGGTGCTGCTCAGCAGGATCTAATGCAAACTGGTGGTGCTAATATTCCACCAGAACTTGGCCAACAAGCAATGCAAATGTTAGGACAAGGAGGTATGCCAAATGGCTAAGCGAGTAGATAAGAAATCAATGCCATGTAATCAACCTAGAAAATCAACTTCTCCTGGAAAGAAGAAGATGGTTAAAGCGTGTGCTAATGGACAAGAAAAGATTATTCATTTTGGAGCAACAGGTTATGGTAACAACTATAGTTCGGAAGCTCGTAAGTCTTTCAAAGCACGGCATCATTGCGACACTGCAGATAATAAACTAACAGCTAGATACTGGGCCTGTAAGAATCTTTGGGCTGGGCCTAGTGGTTCTAAAACACCTTGTCCCAAGGGTAGAAAGTGCAAAGGATGACAGATAGAAAACAATCTGCTCACGCTAGAAGAGAAGCCCAAAGACTACAGAGTATTACAACCCAATCAGATGGAAACCTAAGCACTACATTAAATACCTATATTACAAGTAATGATTCTACTGTTAATAATATTCAAACAACATTAAATACAACAGTAATGTTAAATGAAGCATTAACTAATTATGTTAATTTCCAGGCTAATGAACTTAATCCACTATCCTGGGAATCTAGAATCATTGAACTTGAAAATAATCCATCTGGTGGTGGCGGAGGTATTGACCCAACAGATCCAGATCAACCTATCCTAATTTGGGATAATTTTCTTAATCAGAGTAATGGTGATGAGTCTGGTACAGTAACTCCTTATCCATTCTTTGGTTCACCTCGACCAACTAGTAGCCAAGTATTAACTCCATCAAGTTTACAGGTTTTTGTAGCAGCCTCAGAAACAAACCATATTGGTATAGTTCAAGTTGTTTTAC